ATTACCTACCTGACCGCAGGTGCGTATCTGGACGCTGAAGGCGCTCCCCGTGACGGTCGCCGTTCGTGCATCGTTGAACCTTTCACCAGCGCAACCATCGTTGACAGCCTGAAAGGTCTGTTTGTGCCCCAAGAAGCCATTGGCGAACAGTACCGTAAAGGTCTGATGGGCCGTGACTCCGCTGGCATGAATTGGAAGATGGATCAGAACGTGGTTTCCCAGACGTTCGGTTCGTTCGCTGGTACGGCTGTGTGCTCCACGACCGCCGCCACGGGCTTCCTGACCTCTGGTTGGGCATCGTCCTCCACGATCAGCATCACTTCTACCGGCGCAGTTTCCCTGAACGCTGGCGATGTGATTACGATTGATGGCGTGTACGCTGTTAACCCCCAGAACCGTCAAGCCTACGGTAGCAACAAGCTGCGTAACTTTGTGGTCAAGTCTGCTGCCTCTGGCACTGGCGCGACCTTCAACGTTGTGGTCAGCCCCGCTGTTATCACCGCTGGTCAGTTCCAGAACGTGACGATCCCGTCTACGTCTAGCACCGCCACGGTTAACTTCTTCAACAAGACCGGAACCGTGTCTCCGCAGAACATCATCATGCACCGCAATGCGTTTACGCTGGCTGTGGCTGATCTTGAACTGCCGGAAGGCGTGCATTTCGCTGGTCGCGCTTCCGACAAGGAAATCGGCCTCTCGATGCGTGTGGTTCGCCAGTACACGATCAACAACGACTCTATCCCGACCCGTCTGGATGTGTTGTACGGTTGGGCTCCGTTGTACCCCGAACTCGCTTGCCGTGTCGCAGCTTAATTGAAAGGAAAATAGATCATGGCTCTGTCTCCTACCACCTACACCAACAATGGCCCTGCCATTACCACCAGCCCCCACTATCTGATTGATGGTGACAGCACTGACGGAACCGCAATCGCCCCCAACGGCGGTTTGGTTTCCTTCTTTGGTGCTACGGGCTCCACCCAACCGACCGCTGCTGGCAATACCACTACCGTGGCTGCTGGTTCGACCACGGCTGTCTATGTGAACACCACGTTCTCTGGCGGCACTGGTTCTACCGCATACACCGTGGGCGATATTGTCAAGGCGCTCAAGGCTTTGGGCCTCATTGCAGCTTAATTTGCCGCGATGAAATATAGAAAGGCCATCCTCAAAAGGGGTGGCTTTTTCTCTTTTTCTGGTTAAAATCAATTTATCTCTAAGGAGAAATCATGGCCCTGCAAACTACCGTTTTGCGCGGAAACATCCTAAATTCGTTCGTGATGGGCGTTTCCGTCACCGCAACGACTGTCGCAACCTCGGGCGCATCCAAAAACGTGACCGTCCCAGGTCTGCAAGTTGGGGATGCCGTTAATGTGACCCTACCGGCTGCTCAAACTACGGGTGTTGGCATTGCTAACGCTTACGTTTCTGCCGCTGACACTCTGACGATCCAATTTATCAACGCTACGGGTTCCTCGGCCTCCGCTGCCGCCGGTACTTACACCGTTGTTGTGGATCGCGCAGAATCCCTGCCGTTGGCTTCAAACGCTGTCTAACATGGCATCGTCCACAGTCCAACGTAATGCGGGGGTAACTGTTGCCCTTGCAGTCACAGCCACGGCCCACGCCAACGTTGTGATTAACGACAACACCAACGACCAAGTTAACTACACCAGTTTTCTGAACGTTGGAACCAAACCGTGTGCGATTCGTTGGGGAACTACTGACGCCAATGTCGGTACTCCTGCGTTTCCCACGGACGGGACAAACGGTGATTATGTTCTCCCCGGGAACATGACTTTGCCGTTGATTCTTGCGACTCCGACAACTCCTTACTATTTGTCGGCAATTTGCGGCGGTACTGACACTACCACGCTGTATGTGACTCCCGCAGCAGATCAATCGTAAGAATATGGCTGACCCCGCAAAAGTAAATGACCAGAATCTGTTACCCGTTCAGGCGTATTTCGCTGTTGACGGGACTTTTCAGACATTTATTGGGCAGGGTCAGCCGTTTTATGCTGTTGTTGATCCAAACCAATCTGGGCTGCACATCACCAGCAGCACGATTGATAGCACTACCATTGGTGCAACGACCCCATCAACGGGCGTTTTTACGAACATTGCCACGACAACTGGCACGATTTCAACGCTTCCCTCTGCCAACAACGACATAGCCAACAAGCAATATGTTGACGCCTATGTAGCTGGTATTGCTTGGAAGCCCCCCGCAAACTACGGGACAACGGCAGACATCACGCTTTCTGGCCTAGCAACTCAGGCTGGCGGCGAATGGGTATCAAGTTTGACCGCAGGAATGCGGGTTCTGGTCAAGAATCAAGCAACGGCAGCAGACAACGGCATCTATGTTGCCAGTTCTGGCCCGTGGTCAAGATCGGCAGACGCAAACACATGGGATGAATACGTTTCTGCCGTTATCTTTATCGAAACCGGCGCAACTTTGGGCGGTTCTGCCTGGTATTGCCCTGCTCAACCTGGCGGCACGCTTGGCGTTACAGCAATCAACTGGTCGTATTTCAGCGTCAATGCCCTGTATTCTGCTGGAACTGGCCTAACGCTAAATAATTACGTTTTTAGCATCACCAACACAGGTGTAACCGCTAATACTTACGGTTCTGCGTCATCTGTGCCGGTGTTTGCGGTCAACGCCCAGGGGCAATTGACCTCTGTGACGGATACCTCAATTGCGATTGCTGCCTCGCAAATTACCTCGGGAACGATCAACACGGCCCGAATTTCCGGTTCTTACACGGGGATTACAGGCGTTGGGACGTTGACCGCAGGAACATGGAATGCCAGCCCAATTGGTAACTCATATTTGGTCAATTCAAGTCTGACCGTTAACGGGAATACCGTTTCCTTGGGTGGATCAACTACTGTTACGGCAAACACGACAAACGCATTAACAATTGACAATTCTGGCTCTGGCGCGGTATCTGGATCGACATTTAACGGCAGCACGCCGGTCACGATTTCATATAACAGCGTTGGAGCGCCTTCTACTTCTGGCACAAATGCAACCGGAACGTGGGGAATCAGCATTTCAGGCAATGCTGCGACTGCAACATCTGCCACAAGCGCTACAACGGCGACCACGGCAACCAATCTTGCTGGCGGTGCTGCTGGTTCTGTGCCGTATCAATCAAGCGCAGGGGCCACGGCATTCTTGGCGGCTGGAACCAGCGGTCAGGTATTAAGCACTAATGGCGCGTCAGCACCTACATGGATTGGCCCGTCTGATTTCTTGGATAACATCACCACAACGCAAGGCAGTCTGTTATACAGAAATGCTACTAGTTGGGTGAATCTTGGGCCTGGAACGGCTGGACAACTATTGCAGACAGGAGGCGCAAGTGCTAATCCTTCCTGGCTCAATCAATCATCTATTGCTGCGGGTTCAGCAACTACTGCGACAAGCGCAACGACAGCAACAAACCTGGCTGGTGGTGGTGCTGGTTTTGTACCCTATCAGTCTGGTTCTGGCGCTACATCTTTTGTCTCGGCTGGTACTTCTGGACAGGTTCTAACCTCAAATGGGACAAGCGCACCGACTTGGACAACGCCTACCGCTTACGCAACGGTCACTGATGACACGACCACTAATGCGACCCGTTATCCGCTGTTTGCCGCCTCCACAGCGGGAAATCTGACTACGGAATACGTCAGTTCCACCAAGTATCAATTTAACCCTTCTACGGGTGTTTTGACCGCCACATCGTTTACCGGCGCGGGTACAGGACTGACCGGAACGGCATCTGGACTATCTATCGGTGGAAATGCCGCAAACGTGACGGGTGTTGTGGCTGCTTCTAACGGTGGAACGGGCGTGTCTACCCTGACCGGATTGGCTTATGGCAACGGAACCGCTGCGTTTAGCGCCGCAACCGCTGCCCAGGTTGTTGCGGTAATCAACACTACCGCTGTCACAAACGCCACCAATGCCGTAAATATCGGTATAACGGACGATACAACCACGGCGACCTCTGTTTACCCGACATGGGTGACAACGACCACGGGCAACTTACCGGCAAAAACTGCCTCAACCAAGTTGTCATTTGTCCCGTCTACTGGCGTTTTGAGCGCAACATCGTTCAGCGGAGCCGGTACGGGGCTGACGGGTACAGCCTCTAGCCTCTCGATTGGCGGGAATGCAGCAACCGCAACCAGCGCAACGTCTGCGACCACAGCGACCACGGCAACCAACGTGGCAGGTGGGGCGGCAGGTTCTTTGGTCTACCAGACGGCATCGTCAACGACTTCAACGCTGGCGCTTGGAACAACAAACTATGTGCTGACCGCTGGCGCAACGGCTCCTCAGTATGTTGCTCAAAGCACGTTGTCTGTTGGTTCTGCCACAACAGCGACCACAGCCACAAACGTCACTGGCGGCGCTGCTGGTTCGATTGTTTACCAGACAGCTTCTGCGACAACCTCAACTCTAGCGTTGGGAACGTCTGGTTATGTCCTGACAGCAGGGGCAACCGCCCCGACTTATGTGGCGCAATCAACTTTGTCGGTTGGATCGGCAACTACCGCAACAACTGCCACAAACGCCACGAACACGGCAATTACGGATGACACAACTACCAATGCCACGGTTTATCCAACTTGGGTAACCGCGAACACGGGTAATTTGCCGCAAAAAGTAACCTCCACTAAACTGTCATTTAACCCTTCAACAGGGGCATTGACTGTCAGCAACAAACTAATCATTGCGCCGTAAGGAAACGATATGGGAACACTAGTTTTTCAAGCAAACTTGGGCGGGGCGGTTAACCTTGCTGGCCCCAATATTGCCTCTACTGTTAACTTTACATTGCCAAGCGCAGATGGTTCTAGCGGTCAAGCATTGACTACAAACGGATCAGGAACGCTATCATTTGCGACTGTTTCTGGCACTCCTGGCGGTTCAAATACACAGGTTCAGTTCAACAACTCTGGCGTATTTGGCGGTTCTGCCAACCTGACATTTAACGGTACAACGCTGACTGCAAACACGCTGAACCTGACCAATGCGCTTACTTCTGGTTATGGCGGCACTGGACTGACAACGTTTACTGCGGCAAACAACGCAATTTATTCAACGTCATCGTCAGCATTGACTGCTGGCACGTTGCCGGTGTTGGCTGGCGGTACTGGCGTGACAACTTCAACCGGCTCTGGGAGTGTTGTTCTTGGTACTAGCCCGACATTGACAACCCCGACTGTGACTGGTTACACAGAATCAGTTGTGGCAATTGGAACTGTCACCAGTTCATTTACTCTTGCAATTACTTCTGGAACTGTACTGACAGCAACGCTTACTGCGTCTACTGCTTGTACGTTTACCATGCCAACTGCAACGGCTGGTAAATCATTTGTTCTTTTGCTTAAACAGGCGGCGACAACCGGAAACGGAACCGCCACATTTACTGGTGTTAAATGGCCCACTGCTGGCGCTCCGACCATTACAGCAACTGCCGGGAAAATGGATATTTTGACGTTTGTTGCTGATGGCACAAGTTGGTATGGCTCCTATGTTCAAGGGTACACACCGTAATGTTCGCCGCAAAAAACTTTTTTCAAACACCGTCTGCTTCAGCAGTCTCATTGACCATTTCATCAAATCAGACGAACCTGAATTTGAGGACATGGGCATTGGCAAATGGCTGGAACGGAAGTTCTGCTGCCACCATTACGGTCGGGTCTGGTGTTTATATTTATGCTACTAGTACAGCAAATGCCGGATTGACAATTAATGGATCGTGGCCCGGTGGCGTCACCCTTGTAAATAACGGGTACATCATGGGCCAGGGTGGTACTGGCGGCTACCAATACAACGGCTCAAATCCAACTGGAGGCCCGGGAGGTAATGCAATTTCGATGGGTCTTAGCGGCGTCACAATCACCAACAATAGCTATATTGGTGGCGGAGGTGGCGGCGGTGCTGCTGCAGGTAGAGGAGGCGGCGGTGGCGGAGCAGGAGGTGGACAAGGCAGTTACGCAACCTCTCCAGGAACTGGTGCTGGTGGTGCAGGAGGCACTCCTGGAAACGCAGGAAGTAACGGTTCTGTGTCATATACGAGCATAGGAAAATTCAGCGATTACTTCGGCGGTGGCGGTGGCGGCGGACGGATTTTTACGGGCAGTGGAGGCGCTGGTGGCTCAGGGTCTGGAGCTGCTGGAGGTGGCGGCGCTGGAGGCGGAGGCGGAACTGCTGGAAGTGTTGGCAGTGGAGGCTCGGGAGGAGCGGCAGGAGCAGCAGGATCTGGAGCCTCAACTGGCGGCGGAGCAGGCGGAGGAGGTTGGGGAGCAGCAGGCGGAGGCACTCCTGGATGGGGAGGTGGTGCTGGGGGCAAAGCAATCGCACTCAACGGCTACACAGTTACCCTCAACGGCTCTGGCACAACCTACGGAACAGTTGCATAAGGAAGAAACATGGCACTCAAATACGCTTACATCCACCCCATCACTCGGGAGTATTTGTACGCAAATACGCCAGAGGAACTGCTGGCGGCGCTGGCTTCACACGCTGCACAGACCTACGTTGAACATTACTGCAATGGGCAGCCCTACACGCTCGTTGAGATACTAGATGATGGATCAGAGAAATGGTACGCGCCTGATGGAACACCAGTTCTTTCGGCGGCAGATATTGAGGCAAAAATTAAGCAAACGCAATCATTGCAGAATGCTGGCGTAATTCCTGTGATGACTCTTGGGGCATAAAAATGGATGCTCCGGTAAGCAACATGGCTTGTTTTGGTAATTTATGGTTGCGTCAGATGCACTTTGTCAAAGCTGGCGACCAAAACGATGGGCATGAACACAACTTTGACCATGTGACATTGTTGGCTAAAGGTAGCGTTGAAGTTGACGTTGAGGGAAACAAAAGCACATTTTCTGCGCCTCAAATGATTGTGATTGTTGCTGGTAAAAGGCACTTTTTAAAGGCGCTTCAAGACGATACTGTTGCCTATTGCATTCATGCTCTGCGTGACAAAGACACAGAGGAAATTCTTGATCCATCTATGATTCCTAATGGCGTCAATGCACTCATGGCTGGCATGGCGAAAAGTCTGTAAGGAAAAGAAATGCGATTTGAATCAACAAAAAACTTCCTTACACAAGCAGAATGTGACCAATTAAATGGGGTCACGCAATATGGCTATGACAATGGAATGATGACTCTTGGGTTATATACCCAATTGAGATATACATCAAGAATTGATACATCGTTGTATACCTATCCACAAGGTGTGCTTGATCTTGCGTCTAGAGTTCGCGCTTACTGTGGAGTTTCAGGATACCCAATAATTACAGGGCAAGGTTCTGATGCGATTGTGACCAACTATATGCCAACAGGCGCAGATATTTTTTCATATCAAGCATTTACCAACCCAACAGATGGGGCAGGTCAGTTTTGGGCATTTATTGTGACCCAAGCATCTGAAAGCGGCGGTGTTTTGCAGCTTAATGGCGTTGACTATCCTGTTGAAGTTGGTGAGTTATATTGCTACATGACTTCAAACACAACTCAATATACCACCCCAATATCCGGTGCAACAACCAAAATTTGTTGGATGTTTGGAAATTGGGTTCCTGTCGCAGATTGGGAAAACGGCACAATTATTTTTGGTGGTTAAAAATCATGCAATCTGCTATTTCATACAACTGGAAAATTACAGATTTGCAAGCCGAAAACGGTCAAATCAAAGCTGCAAAATACTATGTTTTGGCTGAATCTGATGGCTTATCTGTGGATACTGAAGGACATTGGTATTTTGACGAACCTGGAACCATTCCATTTTCCGATGTGACCGAGGAAATGGTCATTGGATGGATTGAATCCTCCTCTGTACGGGATGGCAAATGCGTCATAAAATCACGCCTAGAGGAGCAATTAGAGGGTCTTGCAAACCAAAAACCCGTGGTTGCGCCTTGGATGCCCCAGGTGTTCACTCCTGACTTATAAGGACACAAAATGACTCAGC